CACCATCATGCGGGGGTTATTGGTGACTACGGTATGGTCTAGGATGCCTCGGACCAGCACAGTACGAGCGTTCTGCGTAGGGATCACTCGGGCAGCATAGTTGCCACCATAGAACGCATGGGGCAGAGGTACCGGGCAGAACGAGAGGAACGGCTTCTTATCACACTGTTCCTTGTCGAGAATGGTGTTGCCAGCCATTGTGACCTTCCACAACTTGGCGGCACCCTTCCCGTCCATATCGATGTTCATGTACGCTTCATACACGATCACATGCTCGGTCTGTTCCTGGTTCTCGACTTCATCCAGGTTCAGGAGACCAACACCAAGGTCCTCAAAGCGTGCTAGGCGCTCTGGGTCCATGTTCATCTCATCGGCACCATCGTTATCATCGATAGCGTAGACGAGCTTCTTCGAGTAACCCATGTTGATCAACTCAGTACGAGTCTTTCGGGTTCTATGGGCTACGAAGGGAGCCGCTTCGATCGATGAAGCCGTGGAGGTGATCAGGAATTCCTCAGGGGGAATCGGATCGATCTTCACTTGGCACTTGTCTACCTTGCGAATCAAGGTACCATCGAACAGCCCGGTGTCCGGGTTGTGCTCGAGGGAGACATCGGAGACATCAGGGTCATTGGAGAGCAGTTCGGCAGTCTGAAGGTCCAGGTTGTGGAACTCTTCTTCTTGGTCCTCGTACTCTTCGCTCCAATAGACCTTAGCGATCCCGTTACGAGCCATCAGGCCATCTTGGATGATGCTCGAGAAGATGCCGTAGGAGTCGTTCTGGCGGTGCACGACATAATCGGCGTATTCAGTGGCTATACGCATAGGCTCTACATCCGCGTCAGTCTGCGGGTCATACGAGACAATCTTGTTTCCAGCACTAAACGTCTCGAGCAGTACTGCCTTGAGCGATTCAACAGCGTCAAAGACATCCATGCTGACATATTTACTATTACCTGCGTGAGCGGGCTTTGGGCGTTCTCCGTGATAATACTGGAGCACATCCATACGCTCTTTGGACAGCTTCGAGTCATAGTAGAGTACGCTCGATTGAACGTGTTTCCCTACGATAACTTTGAGTTCACTGTCATCCACAGGCTGAAACTTTTTGGAAGCCTTAGCCATTGTTTAAATCATCTCGATGTAATATTCAGAAGTACTCTCCACGGGAGTGAAGTGGCCTTCATGTATGAAGTTCGCTATTGCGAGGGACATGACACAATCGTCGTAACACCCAGACTCCGCTTCCATCTTTCCATCGTCCTTGACCACGTAAGTAAGGCACTCACGAAGGGTCAACTTGTCATAGACCTCGATGTCCTTCTCACGGTACGCAGCACGAAGCTTGTCGATAATGAGAGGCTTGGTCTTGACAGTGGTACGGAAGCCGTAGGTGATGGTCTCGTCCTCGGTCTGTGTGTCAACCTTGGTCTCGAAGTAGATGTTGGGATAGGCAAGGTCTTTGCCCAGACGGGTAGCAGTCAGGATTCCGTGGTTGTTGTTCTCGACTGCGATCTTCGCTGTGTTGAAGAAGTGCCCAAGCTTGTCGAGCACGGTAGCGAAGTAGTCAGGGTGAACTTGGGACCTGTAGATACCGACCTGTCTCTTCTTGGAGTCCAGAATCTGAGCTACGGACCAGTCACCGCCCTTTAGACCCATCGCTACGTCAGCCCCTACGTAATAGGACTCACCTGGGTCAACATTGCGGTACAGGATCAGGTCACCACGAGGGGCGGCTTCGAAGTCTTCCCCAATAAGCTCAAGACGCTGCTTGATTTCCGGGGACTCGTTGATCAACGTCTGCATCTGCTGCTGGTTGAACACCGGGCGTCCAGTGGTCAAGAAGGCTTCCTCAGCACAGCAGGGGTACTCCTGTTGGAATAGCTCCTCACCGTTGACAGCGATCTTGTGCCTACGGAACATCAGTTGCTCGTCGTCCAGCCCGTACAGCTTGACCAGTTCGTCTTCCTTGGGAGTCCGTTCGAATCCTTTGGGAACAGTCGCACGGTACTCTTTCTGGAGGAACCATTCGATGAACACAGGCTCGAATTCAGACTTCCCTTCGACAGCCGCAGTCCAGATATTATGGAAAGGATTGCCTATGCCATTCGCTGTGGACTCGATGAAGACCATCGTGCCGGGGGCGTTAGGGATCGCTTGGAACAGCCCGTTGATGTTGTCTTTGGCTGTAGCAGGGGGGTAGAAAGCTGCTTCGGACAGGTGAGCAAGCTGAATCGTTTCTCCACGACCGATGCCCTCACCGCCAGCCGTAGCCACCATGTAGGAGCTATCAAGCAGGTTGAATGCGAGTTCTTTACGTGAAGAGTATTTGGTCTGGGGTCGAAGGGCCTCAGGGCACGAGTCATGGTACCGTTTGCACATGTCAAAGAGGGCTTTAGTAGACTCCCCCAAGTGCGTTACCACGATTGCCTTCACTGCACGGTGTTGAGACACATACCAGTAGAGCATCCCTTCAATTACAGTTGATAGACCTTGCTGACGCCCCTTAAGGACAATCGCTCGAATCTTTCCAGTCTCCTGAAGCTGCTTCATACAGCTAGCGACGAAGATCGTTTGTGCTTCGTTGAGGACTAGGGGTTCAATAGAACCCTCTTTCGTCCGAATCTTTAAACAGTGTTTGGCGTAAAAGGTGAAGTCATCCAGCAGCCTCTTACGGACTGCTAGTTGAGCGTCCATTTACTTCTCATCCTTCATTTCAAGAGCGAGGTCATTCAAGAAGTCCTCGGCTTTACGTACATTCATGGTCGTTTCCGTTGCCGGTTTAGCCAGGGTGTACGTGAGGAGCAAGGCAGCGGCTGAAATCTTGTCCTTAGGGCTAATGTCCTTGCGGCGCATCTCCGTAATCACAACTTCCAGGGCTTCCTTGGCATGTTCATCCTTCGGGATGACGTATCCTTTCTTTTCCATATGAATCATTAGGTCCTTTGCCTCGGCGCGGGCCTTAGCGATCATTTTGGTACGAGTCTTCTGAGTGAACCCATCGGTTGCCCCATGGGGACGCCCAGAATGACTACTCCGAGACCGCCACTCAGCTAACTGAGCACGTCCCTCAGGGGTTTGCTGGAGCTTTGCGAAGTGGCTGTCGGGTCTTTTGTGTTTCTTTACCCGGGCTGTCGATCTTCCGGGTGTCTTCGGCGATTCTTCGCTCACTCTCTTTCTCCAAGGTTGCTACACGCTCCCCAATGGACCGAGAAACGGCTTCAATAGAGGCGTGTGAGGCAGATGCAAGGTGTGCAAAGGGAAGTTGACGTAGAATCTCCTTCCCGATGCCGGCCTTTTCTTCGTTGGTTAGTGCCGGAGAGCCTTCAATGCGTCCAAAGGCTTCCAGCAGGTTCAAAACTTCAATGGTTTTCACTTATTTCCCATAGGTAATCAGGCTCTCAGCTACCCTCTTGGCATCTAGGACCTTCGTAGGGTCCGTGTGAGTGCGCATGAAGGAATCAAAAGCCTCTTTGCGTCCTGCTGCTGTCTTAGTAACACCCATTTTGCTGACTAGAGCTTGTACATCCTTGTCGGCTGTCTGCCTAATCGCTTGGGTTACAGCGGCTTGGTTACTTTCCTTGGCCGACTGCCACTTGAGAGGGTCCTTAATGTCACTACTGAACCCCTGCGATAAGGCACCCGTGGGCTGTTGACCTAAGTACCCACTTTCCTTCATCCCTCGGAGACCGTTTTGGAGTGCATAGAAGGAGTTAGGATCAGCAACGGCACCTGTTTGGCGCAACTCGTCTGCAATGGGGCCAAGTACCGGGTGGTTTGACAGTGCCCGAAGACCTTGGTTAGCCTCGGATGAGCTAAGGTTTAACCCAGAAGCGCCGCCTTGAAGGAGTGTTTGGTATCCTCCACCAATGGGCATCCGAGTTGCCTTAGTCAGTGCGTTCTTCGCTGCCACAGTTTGTGCTGCCTGTTGTGCAGTAGCGGCCTGTTGTGCTTGGGCGGCTTGTTGACGCACCTGCTGCACCTGAGCCTGTGCGGCTTGTTGGGACGCCTGCTGGGCTGCTAGGGTTTGTTGGATGTTCCCTTGGAGACCCTGGGCACTCTGGTTTGCCGCGGAGTTACCGTACTTATTCAGGAACGCCTCAGCGTTGTCCCCTTGCTTGAGCCAAGATGCAATGTTCCCTGTACGGTTCTCACGGCCACCCAAAAGGCGCCCAGCGAGGTTCCGGGCGAACCCAGAGTTCAACGCCATACCGATGACAGGGTGACCCGTGGCATACGCAGCGGTACCAAGGAGACCGTTATCGACACCTGTGCGTCCCATAGCCAAGATCGGATTGGAACTGGCAGGAGAAGCAGCAGTCATCGCCATAGCGCGGTTGCGCATCTGGATAGCGTCAGCTACAGCATCCCCATGAGGGAGTGCTCGGAGGGCTGTTACCTCATCGTCCGTGAGAGCACGAGGCATGTTCAGAGCTTGGAGAAGCGTCTGACGGTCTGCGGTCTTAGGAACCTGACGGATAGCATTGGCTGCGTCTTGCGTGTACTTGTTGGCAAGAGCGTTAGCGTCTGCGGGACCTAGTGCTGTGTCGCCTTGTGTTGTGCGACCTTGAAGACCCTGAAGACCTTGGGTAATCTCAGCGGCCTGTTGGGCATTAGCGATACGAGTAGCGTCATCACCAGCACCGCCAGCTTTCCTCAGGAACGACTCAGCCATCTGGTCGCCGGTATGCTTGTTCATAGCACCGAGGACCGTTCCACCAAGGGTACCCACGGCAGCATTGGCCGAGAGGTCGCTGAGGTTCACAGGACCATCGTTGTGACCAAGGTAGTTCGCTGTGCCTTCAGCAGCACCAGCGCCTGCACCAGCGCCTAACTTGAGGAGCCTAGAGGCCGTGGGGACCGCTTCGACAGCATGGGCAGCGAGGCCTACCTGCCCTACACCCGGGAGGAATGCACCCCCCAACTGACCTACGTGAAACGCTGCACCACCGGCCTGATCCTGTGCTCTTTGGGCAGCAAGGTTCTGGTCATAGGTAGCGTCACCCGTGCGACCTGTGAGTTGGTCCGCTTTCGCTGCGATCTTATCTGCAGCACCGAAGGTAGCCGTATCAGCGATACCCCGGACCACGTTGTCGATGGTCTGACCTGGGTGATCGTACATGCTCTGACCGAAGTCAACAGCACCATTCTTGACTGCGGTTCCAATCTTCGCTGCTGTGTCGAGCGGGTGGAGGACCACATTACCCACACCGTGGATGATCTGGTTCCAGGCCTGCCCTGCCTGACTAGGGGCTTCCTGAGGAGCCTGTGGGGCATCCGTAGGGGCCTGGGTACCTGCAGCCTGCCCTTGCGTGTTGAAGCCATACGCAGCATCCTGAGAGACCCCAGGGGTTGCATTGGGTACTTGGTCCGGATCAGGTGCTTGGGGAGCATCGGAGCCATCATCAGCCAAGGGAGCCGAGGACCACCAGTTAGAGCCTGATCCGCTACCCCCACCGTTCATCCTCGAGACTACCTGTTGCCCATACTGAAGCGTGTTGGGAGCGTTGGGGTTCCTAGGATCACTTACGGCAATGCCCTTGCGAGCCTTATCGATAGCCCCCGGGCCACCGTAGTAGCCTGCAGCAGCCAGAGCGGGGTCCCCACCAGCCTTGTCGAGCAGCTGGGTGATGTACCGTACACCGGCTCGAGCATTCTGAACTGGGTCGTGAATACTCCAGTCAGGATCCGCCACAGAGTGAAACGTGGAGGGGATAATCTGCATCCCGCCCACAGCACCAGCGTTGGAAGTCGTTGTGTTCTTCCCACTGCCGGACTCTTGGTGATAGATGCTACGAGCCAAGTCCGCAACTTGGGGGGAAGCGCCCTCAGCATCTGATGCAACATCTATCGTGCTTGCTTTGGGAGCAGCATCCCACCAATCGGCCATTTACGGTTTCCTTCGGAGTGTTCCATCGGGGGCCTTGAATGTGGCACCTGAAGGCAAGGCATCAAAGTCTGCCTTGGAGTTGATTGAGACTGGACCAGTAGAGGAACTAGCAGGGGTAGAAGCTGTTAGACCTGGGGCACCTGCATTAGCACCAGCGTTAACGATGTTCTGTTGGGACGCCTGGATCTTCTGCATGATCGGCTTGTTACGTTCGATCCACGCACGCCATACGGAGTTAGCATCCGTTGCCGAAGGGACATCCGAGGTGAATGCCGAGGCTTCTTGGTTCGTGATAGCGCCCTTCTGCAAGGCACCTTGTACCAACTGCTTGTCCACGGAGACGTTAGCCAGAATCTTGTTCTTAGCGGCCCCATCGACACCCAAGGCCCCAGCCATACCAGGGAACTTAGCGGCCAACTGACGAGCACCGGAATCATCGTCATTAGCTACGACCTTGTAAGCATCATCCATGTTCTGGAGCATGTTGTTGGTCTGGAGCAACTTGGCGTTGTTTTCGTAACCTTGGGCACGAGCTTGCTGGTTATCCTGCCCTTGTTGCTTCATCTGCTGGACACCATAGGCCTTGTTAAGCTCGATCTGACCTTGGAGAATCTTCTGACCTTGGAGGAACCCTGCGACCTGATCATTCCGTACAACCTGAGGCTGTTGGCCCGGGAGTTGAACCATCGAGAATGCACCATCGGCCATCGGGACGACCTTGGGAGTGTTGAGGTCCCGTTGGGTCGTCAAGGTCTTGTCGAAGGTATCGTTGAAGGCGTTACCACCAGCAGCTAGACCAGACTGGAAGTCCTTGCCACCCAAGATCGCAGAGCCAGCAGCAATCAAGCTATTGCTCAGTGCATTGTTCGGGTTCTGGGCTTGGTTCTTCCACATGGCGACCATACGGGGATCGATGTCACCGTAGGGGTTACTCGGGTCCTGAGCAGCCGTAGCCTGTCCCATGGTAGTCGTGGGAGCCTGAGGAGCCATAGCGTTCGAAATGGGCGTGTCTTGCGACCCATTGAGCACAGGGTTCCCAAGGTACGAGAGAAGCCCTGCTCCGGACCCAGGCATCCCAAGGCCCGTATCGAACTGACTTGCTCGTACCGGGAGACCAGTGTTCGGGTCTGTAGCCTGAGGAGCCGCAGAGGCCCCTTGGGGAGCGCTAGGAGCGGCCTGCGTTGCCTGTACAGCCTGGGCAATCGGAGGGGCCGTGTTGTTCCCTGCTACGTACCCTTGGCCGTACCCATCGATTCCCGTGGGATCAAAGGGACGACCGTTCTTCGTGGGTGCAGGGATCGATGCGACACCCGGGGCGTCTGAGACGTTGTAGCCAGCAGTGCCACTACCGAGATTCGAGAGAAACTGGGAGAAGTAATCCGAAAAGTCCATAGTTTCTCTTAGCCGTAGTTGTCGGGGTTATCGAAGCCGCTATACGAACCTGAGTCAGTCAAGGGGTTGTAACCACCAGACTGATACGTTGCGTTCGTGGGCGTGGTCTGGGCGTTGTAGTAACTACCAAGCTTCTGACCAAGGCCACTACCCAAAGCAGCGCCACCAAGGGTTCCTTGAAGAGCAGCAGCGGTAGTCGAAGGTCCGACCGAACTGACAGCCTGACCACCCCACTTACCACCGATGACATTCTGGTATTGACCAAGGATGTTAAGAGGTGTGTTGAGTTGGTCCTGCCACTGCTGTTGTTGTGCAGTGAGTTGCTGTTGGTTCTGGTTCTGGAAGACGCCTCCAGCACCTTGCATCTGGTCGAAGTTGTTCGCGTTGGCCTGCTGACCATTGATGAGCGCACCACCACCCAGGGTGTAGGCGTTGCCCATCTGTGTGTTGGCGTTGAGTGCTTGCTGTTGTTGTGTGTTGTACTGCGACTGAGCCATATTGAGGCCCGTGTTGAACATGTTGCCCCGAATGGTCGAAGCGTTGTTCAGCATGTTCTGTTGCGCTTGAGACTGCATGATTGCAGACTGGACACCCGTACGCGTGGAGTCAGTGTTACCAGACTGGGCTGCGTTCAGGGCAAGCGTGGGTAGCTGTTGCTGGTTCAGTTCACGCTGTACGTCCGTGTTCGCAGCGTCGATCATCTGGCTGGTGTACGGGTTGTTCGCGTAGCTGTTGGCGGTGTTCAGGAAACCTTGGGTCGGGTCACCTTGGGCTTGGTTGAACAAGGACTGGGCGTTGTTACCGTAGCCCTGCCCCGAACCCATCATCGACGTACCCGAGTTGTAGAACTGGTTCGCCGTGTTGATCCCATTACCCTGAGCGTACGCAGCGGTACTGTTGGCACCTTGGGTTTGGTAGGGGTCGAGGTTAGCTGCCCGTTGGCCCGTATAGGCACCTTGGGTCAGTGCTGCATTCATTGCGTCTTCGGAGGGTTGGAACCCTGCTTGGACGAAAGGCTGCGCTGCACTCCAAGGGGAGTTAGCGGCCTGTGCTGCGGAAACCTGTGCATCCCCTGCTTTACTTGCGGCGCTGGACGAAGCGACTGCTCCAATCCCTGCGGCTGCTACTGCTCCTGCGGCTGCCCACGGCATACGGACTCCTTCTTGATTAGAACTTCATCGACTTCGGAAGAATCCGTTTCGTCGGTAGCGTGAATGCAGTACCACACCACGTCTTCATGGGCGGTAATGCTGTGATGGACCCCTGCGACAATCTCGAGCATTGCGGGTGCTGTGTACTCGGTCACACTATCGTCAGTGCGAACGGTCACTCGTCCCTTGGCGAGAAGGCTGAGGTGGTTATAGTTGTGCGCGTGAGAGAGTGCCTCGTACCCTTTCGGGAGGGACATCTGTTTCGCATAGAGACCATCAGAGAAGAAGTGCTTGACTAGCAGGTCAATCTCAAAGGTCCCCTCCAGTTCGTTGAACCGGTCGGTTACGGTGCTCATCAGAGAATCGGTCGTTAGGCTCGATGCAGACGATCATTGCGATACGGTCTGTGTCAGAGTCATTGATGACCCAATGAGGCACGTCATTCCTGAACCAGTAGACTTCACCGTAGTTAGGAGCAATGGCCCCATCGGGGAAGTTGAAGGTTGCCCCATCGTTATTGAGGATAGGAACGTAGTACTTGTCGTAATACGCAGCGTGCCACCCTCGGTCCACATGGGGATCAATGCGGCCACCCGGGGGAACCTTGGTAATCAAGACTCCACCCAGGCGTTTCGCTTGTACCCGCTCCATCAGTTCGGTGACGATGGGGAACACTTCAGGGATCATCTTGGCAATGGGATACCAGATGGGTTCATGTTCATCCGTGAACCCCCGCATATCGTTGGCAACCAAGTGAGGAACAACGTCCTTGTAGCGAACCCATATATCCCGCATCTGTGTGTGAGGGGAATCGTAGGCGGACCCTCGGAAGTCATACAGTCCGAAGAACTCAGGGTTCTTTACTAGGGTGTCCCTGAGATCAGTGGCATCGATGTTGTCAGCGATAAGGCGGAAGTTCATACTCTCTAATTAAGTTAGGCTACGTGAGCCGCGATGTCCTTGAGTGCTTCGTAAATCGTGGACAAAGACCTCTCTATTTTCTTCAACTCTTCATCCAAGTAGGCAGGAAGGTTGGCGTTGGTCGGAGGTTGCTGTGAGCGGGTGTAGCGTTGGACTGGGTGTTTGTATTGCATTAGCGTTTCGACAGTGATTTGACTTCCGTATCCATCCCGGAAATCTGGAAGTTGGAGATGGAGTCAGTGCTGATCTTGTAGGCCAGGAAGCGGCCTGAGACCATCATGTCGATCTTGTAGTCCACTGAGGGGTTGTAGACCGAGGAAGCCCGGTACGTAGGCGTCTGTTCTGGGAGGTCCGAGGAACCAAAGGTGAACGTGAAGGTACCCGTTGAGTCATCAAAGAAGGCCTCAGGGGTCACGCTCTGGATTGTCTTGTAGGATCGCAGTGGGAGACCTTGGGCATCCAAGGAAACACCGATACGCTCTACATAGGCAGTCTTCAGGGTCTCAGGGTTCGCTGGAAGATTCACCAAGCCAATCGTAGGGAGATCGATGGCATAGACTGCGGAGTCTGAGAGACCCTTGGATTGGTCGAAGATACCTAGCATGATCGACAGCCGCTGGTTTGCACCGTTGAACGTGGTGTAAGCCGTGTTGTACAGCGAGGTGTTACCAATGGTTCCGCTGTAGACCGACTGGACCAAGGTAGCATTGGCCTCTGCACCCCCAACGACATTGGGCAAGTCCATGAAGGACCATGTGTCGTTCTTATAGTTATAGACGGCAGCTTGGTTGCAGAACTGAGTCCCAGCGAAGTTAGCCTCTTGCTGCAGGGTTGCGTAGCAGAAGTGGATCAGCTTCGAGACCGAATCATGGACCACGAAGCAGTTACCTTGCTTGCTGCGGTCCAAGGTGTTATAGACACGTCTGCGAATACGGCCATCGTCCAAGGATTGCTTGGAGACACCATCGTGCATGTAGATGTCATTCTCACCAAAGACGAAGTGCTTACCTTCGACCTCGACCACACAGTTCGTGCTGAGAATCCCCCCTACGAAGGGGAGCCTGCGGAACCCAAAGACCGAGGCATCACCGCGGTATTCCATGAGCCACACCTGATCCTGCGAGTAGATGATGAAGGAGTTACCCAAGGTCATCCCATCACGGATGGCTGTCTTCATCTCGCCAATGACACTTTCACCGGAGACGTAGTTAGGGTTCGCAGGGTCCCAATTGATCCCTGAGATTGGGCTGGAATACTGGGCCGGGTTGTTCCACTTGACTACCGTGGGTGCTGGACCACTGGCTCTATCGAGGCCAAGCATGATGCAGAAGCCCATGAAGCCACGGACTACTCGAGCCTGATCGGTAGCCACCCAGTCCCCTGCAATGAGGGAGTAGTTGGCATCGGTAGCTACGTTACGGGCATACGGGCGCATACCCTTACGAGCGAGGAAGGAGACTCCAGAGACCTGAGCATGGGACCAAGGGTTATCATTGGTTACCAAGGTACCCGTGGGAGTCTGAAACCCCATCACATTGTTCGGGTAGGCTCGGATAGCTCCGTCATTGTCTGCAACAAATACGGTCTCCCCGGCAGTGGGGTCGGTGTATGACCCAACGAAGCGAGAAGCATTAGACGGAGTACCATCAGCCGAGTTATATAGCCCAGTTTGAGCATCAAAGGTTCCCGAGGACGCATCGTAGGTCAGGCTAGACCGGATGGGAGCAAAGAGTTGCTTGAAGACTGGGGCACGCTGAATGCGGTCCTCAGCAAAGATTACGTTGTTGGCAGCAGAGAAAGCGTTACCAGGGAGATCATAGGGACTAGCGTCTGTGATTACCCCCACGCTCCCTAGCTTACGAAGCGGGAGGTTTGCCATTTAGAGTTTCATGATGTAGGCCAGGGCCAAGTACGGAGGGAGACAGGAATGCTGGTGATCCCCTACTAGGTTGACCGTGTGCGTATGGCTGATAGCAGCAACACTTGTTACTACCGCAGCCCCTGCGCCACTTTGGACAGCCCCTGTGCCTACCGTAGGGTTATCTGTGGTCCCGTTGAGGGTGTGGGTGTGGGACCCAGCAAAGCCAGTCACAGTCGCCCCACCGGTTGCATTGGGAGCATAGGAACCCCCAGCGCCCACCACGAAGACCCCACGGAGGTCCGGGGTTCCATTGGTTCCATCACACAGATGGTAGCCTGCAGGGACACTAGCGACAGCCCCAGACCACAGGAGGATAACCCCTTGGGGAACTGGGTAGTTCAACTGTTGTGACGTAGCGGTCACAGGGGCACTGAGGTTCGGGAAGGTGTTGACCAAGACAGTCTTGATTAGACGGAGATGGTCATCTGACTGGGACACTGAGTCGGTACTGAGGGGGTTCGTTACAACCAACTGGCTAGGGTATTGCGCTGATTCGAGAGCCATTCTTATACCTTCATGATAAATGCGAGGGCGTAGTAAGGAGGCCGGTTCTCGATGGCTGCACCACTACCTGTGTTCTGGATGGTGACATTAGTCCCCCCTGAGTTGATCCCAATGGCAGTCTGGGTATTGAGAATCTGGATACCCGTGGTCATCTCACCGGAGTTAGTCTTGATGGTGCTAGAGCCTACGGGACCTGAGAATCCATTGAGACCCCCGCTCCCACCGTTGTAGTACACATCATGGTGGTGCCCAGGGTCCGAGATGTTGTGGTGGTGACCTGGGTCAGATACAGAGTGCGCGTGGCCAGGGTCTGTGACACCGTGAGTGTGCGAAGGGAGTTGGGAGACCGTCAAGTTATTGGCTGGGAGACCCCCTGTGTTCCCATAGGAATACGAGAGGCCCGTACCTACGATGAAGCGATCCCGGAGGTCTGGGGTTCCAATGTTTCCTGACCCATCTGACTTAGGGACCACCTGCCCATTACACAGTGCCCACCCTGCGGGGATTACACCACTGTAGGAGAAGTTACTCCACATACAGATGAGGCCAACAGGTGCACCGTTACTGAGGTTCTCATTGGTTGCCGTTACTGCACCCGTGATATTCGGGAAGGTATTCTTGAGGGTAGACTTAATGAGCCTAAGGTGATCGTCAGCAAAAGCTAAAGCATCCGAGCCAGCCGGATTGGTTGAGACCAGATCACTAATGTAAGTACCAGTTTCTAATGCCATTGTATGGGTTCTTTGGGATTCTAATGGATACCCAAAGGGTACCTATGGTTCTCCTTTAAGGGAGACCAATATTGATAGACCTATATTCAATATATAGGGATTAAGGATTCTTTAGGTAACCCTTGGGTTATTAAGACTTAGGAATCTAAAGATTAGTTACTATGGTTATTAATAACGGTTATTACTTAAGATAATCTTTAGATACCTTAGGATCCTTAGGGTAACCCTAAGAAAACCTTAGGTCTTAAGGTTCCCCCCTACCCCCCATGTTGCACTGGTCGTGACAACGCCACTCAGTGTTGTGTGGAACCAACAGGGTACATAGGGTATCTGGGGGCCTACCGGGGGTCCCTAGGGGGTCTCTTTTGGGGGAAAACTAGGGGGTTCCTGGGGTTCCCATAGGGGGTCTTTAGGGTAAATGGGGACGGGGTGGATTCTGGGGGTACCCGGGGGTTTCCTGGGGAGGGCTCTCCCACTCACAAGGTCGAACAACAACAACAACGCGGAGGGTTTAACGGGGTTCTTGAAGCGATGTCTGCAGGGCCAAGTACCAGTCTTTTGGCCTGGGTCAATCGGTCCAGTC